ATCAAGTTCATCTTTGAGTGATTGGGGAACAGAAGGTGCTACATCTCCACGATTCTGCTGACGAAACTCTTCCTCTTCTTCGATAGACTCTTGATCTTGGAAACGAGGAGTGCCCTTGTTACCAAGCACATAGTCAAGACGCTTCTTCAAGTCATCATAAGACTTGAATTGGTCAGGAGCAACAAAGTCTTGGAGAGAATATTCTTTCTTCCAAATCGCTTCCATTGCGTCGTCATCATCAAGCAGTGCTTCTTGACGGGCAAACTCTGAAGAGTCATAGTTACGATAACCAGCAACGTTCTTTGCCTTCAGTTTGAAGTTGGCACCTTGCCAGAAGTCAAAAGGATCGATCGCTTCTTCATCCTCAAACTCAGGTTGCATTGCGGCAGTGATCTTGTCAAAGATCTTCTTACCAAACTTATACAGGAAGACTTTACCTTCGTTCTCGGGATTGGCAGGATCTTTCACCACATAGATGTTGCTGATGTAGGTGAGTTTACGCTTCTGCTTACGTGCCGCTTCTTTACCAGCATCGGTGCCGTTGTTCCACAGCATCGTGTTGTATTCAGACACAGGATCTTTCTGATTCATGGTGGTGAGAGAGTTCTCAATATACCAACCACCAGGACCTTGGAATGCGTGCGAATAGAGTTTCACAAACGGCAGATCTTCGCCGTTAGGAGCAGGAAGGAAACGGATTACGGCATAACCATTACCGCTCTTATCGCATTCGAGTTTCCACAGACGCTCATCACCTGAAGCGTTTGCATTACTCATTTTTTCGACTTCTTTGACCAGTTTGGCGGTCAGAGAGCCCAGTTTGGATTGCTTTTTAAGATCAGCAAAAGACATTCGGATTACCTCGGATTTTTTGGATTTGTCGGGTTTGTTGGATCGACTTGGATAGTATAACAGCGTTGCCCTCAGGTGTCAAGACTTTCTCTGAGAGAATCAATGGTCGCACCAAAAGTATTAAACAGATAGTTCATGTCAGTGTCTGGGGAAAATCCCATAAGTGTCATGGATTTTTGAAGATTTTTCTTCATCTCTAATGCTTTTGGATCGTCTGATAATGACAGACGAGCATACATAACTTTTTGTTTTTCTAATAATGTAGATAGTTTATCAACATGCTCCACTTGTTCAGTTTTACTCATATGAGGAAATTTCATAATATTGAGATAGATTTCCTCTTGAAGTTTATTAATCTCACGGAGTTCTTCCATGACGATTTCTGACTCGAAAAAATCACTCATCTACAATCTGCCTCAAAATCTTTTTGTAACGGAACATATCAATATTTATGAATGGTAAATATTTTTTCAATTTTAAACTGACGGTTTCCCACACTGGGTCATTCAGTTTTTTATCAAACCTTTCTCTAAAACAAAATATCTTTTCACAGATTGATAAAGTCTCAATGGATATTTCTCCACCAAGGAACTTTTTGAGTATCGGTGGATGTCCGTTGGAACAATTGAAAGCATCCTCTAATTTGTTTTCCGAGAAGAATTCTTGCATTTGTTCTCTGTACAAGTAACTCAAACTCTGCTGTCGTTTCATCCACTCGGCGTAGTTTCTTTCGCCAGAATTGATAATTTCTCCAATCCATAAGTTTTCTGGGTTAGTAGAGGCAACAAAATTAGATACTAAAAAATCTACGATTTCTTTATCAGAATACTTACGAGAAGTCTTCTCAAACCAGTACTTATCCTTTCTTTTATTAAAGGATGTCATACTGGCACGGGTTTTTGCTCCGTACTTAAAGAAATCGTATTTTGGATTTGTAAAATGATTTTTGAGTGACAAATAATGTTGATAGGTATCAAATGGGGTCACAATCATAGAGGAAGTTTTGCTCTTGAAGTTTTTTTCATAAAATTAAGTTGAGTCGCATCCCACTTCAATTTTTCTTTGAGTGGTTTTGATACTAACTTAGTAACCGATTCTACCTCAATCTGATTGATTTCGCAATAGTGGCAAATAGCATCAATATAATTGAGTTTTTCTTCGGCAACGATTTTTTCAATCTCTAGGGCAAACCTAGACGGCGTTAGAAACTTCTTCTCTATCGCTTGTTCCAGTTCCTTGTTTGGTTCCATATTGTTCCAGTTTATCTCCAACAAACTTTCTAATATATTTGTCGAGGAGTTTGATGTACTTTGCTTTGTCTCTTTGTTCATAAACGACGCATTCTCCATTTTCACATGCCATGATGATCACAAGTTTTTTGACCATAATACCGGTCATTTCGTAAAGCATACATCCATATGCCATACACTGAACGAAATAGTGTTCGATCCAGTCTTCTGGTTTTGGTTTCGCAGATGTCTTAAAGTCGATTATCGCTAACTCACCGTTATATTCAGCAATACAATCAACAGTCCCAGCAATACCAAGTTCCTTACTATATAGGGAACTTTCTAAAGCATGAATATTATTTATATTATTAAGTGTTGATTTAGAGATTTTAAAGAGAAAATCTGAAATCGGTTGAACTTTTGGTAAATCCTCATTTTTAAGATGATGCTCAACAAGAGTGTGCATATCAGTACCACGACTTGTAGCAGCCTTGGTAATCCGATTTGCCTCTTCTTCACCAACTTTTTTGCGCCATTTTACAAAGATTTCCTTATTAAAATGACTGGTCACCGATGTAATCGAGACCAGTCGAATAAGATCTTCTTGATTTGGTACTTTATAATAACGAACTCCATCAATAGTTTCTCTGTCGAGAGATGGAAGATTCAAATCAATATGATTAAACATTAAAAACCTGCATCAATTTTTGCTGTAAGATATTCTTTGACAAGACCGGAACGAACAATATCTTCGATTCCAAATTCAATTATATCAAATGATGGCATTTTACGCAAGATGTTCATAAAGTCAACAATACCATTTCTTTCATTTGATTTCGTCAAGTCCGACTGACTTGCGTCTCCACAGAAACAAATTTTGGTATTTTCCCCAACACGAGTAATAATAGAATCCAACTCATGAAAATTCATGTTTTGAAATTCATCGACAATCAGAATGGCATTGTCAAGAGTAGTTCCACGAAGAAATGATGTACTCCAAAACTTAATGGTCTCTTGTGATTTTAGATTGCCATAAAGCATCTCAAAATCGGCATCAGATGGCATTTGGAACATATACTTCACCATATTCTTGTATGGAATTTGGTAAATATCTGCCTTATCATCATGATCTCCAGGAAGAAATCCAATTTCTCTGGTAGCAACCAGTGATCTTACAAGGTATACTTTTTCATATGGCGTGTGCTCTGAAAGAACATCCATCAGGGCATTATAAAGTGTAATGAATGTTTTACCTGTACCAGCACAACCATAGGCAACTAAATGTTTTCCTTCTTTATAAGAATTGAATAATGTTTTTTGATTTTCCGTAAGTGGATCAATATCCACCAAATATTCTTGGCTCAGAGGTTTTTTCCTCTTCATCTGCTTTGTCGTAAGTCCAACCCCAATTGGTTGCTCTGCAGATGCTCTTTTTCTTCTTGCCATGTTACCCCAATTTTTTTACAGTAGATCCAGGTGCTTTCTGTGCCTTTCCAAGCACATCATTCCATCCAGGATATTTTGTCTTAAGTTTATTTCTCCAATCTCCAACTTCTCCAGGAGAAGGGCATGTAGAAGGATCTGACCAGTCGCGTTGCCAATCAGGATTTTCTTCTTTCCATTGATCCCAAACAGTGTAACTCATTGTCACTTCTTTTTGTTCACCAGTTTGTTTATTTACAACAGGATATGTAGGCATTGTTATGAATTCAATACAAAAATATTTAGACCCACTCTAGCGCCTCAGCAACCGTAGGAAACTGTTCAGTAAAGACTTGCTTACAATCTAGGGCAAGTTTCATATGCTCCTTCTGAGTGCCATTACCAGTCCTCAGAGTGATATAATGGATCCATGAGCGACATGATCCTGTCATGTAGATTTTGGTAGGCGTTGCCAGAGGAAGCACCATACGAGCACATTCCTTTGCCACACCAAGATCAAGCATTTGACCATAGAGTGCCATAGCAGAATCAAATAATGTCTTTGTCTGACGCTCCAGTTTATCTACAGTTACTGGATCGAGATCATCAATCGAATTTTGACGATTTTTTACATCTTGACGACGATATTCTGGAATAGGAATCTCTTCACCAAGAAGAGTTGAATCCGCATAGCGTTGTGAAAATTCTTGATATGTAAAGGATCTATGGCGCAGCACTTGAGCTGCGATTGCACGGGAACACTTAAGTTCCAGTGTCATATAACTCTGCTCAAATACAGACCAGTGATTGTGCTTGATACAATACTTCAACAATCCAGAAAAATTCTCATTGTCTTGGTTGTTTGGATTTGACACACGGGCAATATATGCCA